ATTGCATCTTACAGAGCTGCAAATCCTGGTTCTAAATTATCTATGGCTGTAACCACAAAACCTTCAAAACTAAAGAAAGGTAGCAAAGCTGCCAATAGAAGAAAATCTTTCTGCGCGCGTATGAGCGGGATGAAAAAAAGATTAACTTCTGCAAAAACAGCTAGAGATCCAAACTCAAGAATTAATAAATCCTTGAGAAAATGGAATTGCTAAAATAAATGCAAGACTTAGAACTAATAACTAAAATACAAAGACAGTTAAAACAACTATACCAAAATGTCGGCGATTCTATGATAAGTGGAGGAGTTGACAATATGGAAAAATACAAGTATATGTTAGGTCAGGCACACGCCTACCAATATATTTTACAGGAAATCTCTAACCTGCTAAACAAGAAGGAGCAAAAAGATGAGCAAGGAACAGTTATCGACCTTGGGAAAAGAAATCCCAAAACATAAAAACGCGTTAGAAGAAAAATATCAAACAACAGAATCACACGTAAAAAGATTAGATCAAGACAACATTCAATCTATGTTGGATCAATTACCAAATCCATCTGGTTATAGAATGTTAGTATTACCATTCACACCAAAAGAAAAAACAAAAGGTGGAATTATATTTTCACAAGAATCATTAGATAAAGCAAGAATCGCAACCAATTGTGGTTACGTTTTAAAATTAGGACCTCTTTGTTATCACGACAAAGATAAATTCCCAACTGGTCCTTGGTGTAAAGAAAAAGATTGGGTTATCTTTGCCAGATATGCTGGTTCAAGATTACCAATAGAAGGCGGAGAAGTCCGTCTACTTAACGACGATGAGGTTTTGGGAACTGTTAAAGACCCAGAATCTGTATTGCATTACATTTAACATAGGAGGAAACTATGCAAGAAGAAAAAGAAAATATGGTTGACATCGATACTTCTGGTCCAGGAGCTGACGTTGAGTTACCTGAAGAAAAACCAGAAAACGAAATCGAAACCAAAGAAGACTCTAGCCCCGCGCCACAAGAAGCTGAAGCCGAGAAGGTAGAGGCGAGTGACGAGAAGCAGGAAACTAAACAGGAAGAAAAACCTGAAGCAAAGAAAGACGAATTACAAGATTACTCAAAAGATGTTCAAAGAAGAATAGCTAAGTTAACTAAAAAATGGAGAGAAGCAGAACGTCAAAAAGACGAAGCGATAACTTTTGCTCAAATCCAAAAAGAAGAAAAAGAAAACTTACAAAAAAAATATTCTTCAGTTGAACAAGCTGGAGTTAAAGATAGAGAAGAGCGAATCAAATCAGGTATGCAAGCAGCAGCCGCTAAACTAGCAGCAGCTAGAGAGCAGCAAGATTTTGCAGCTGAAGTTGAAGCTCAAAAGGAAATCGCAAGACTAGGATATGAAGAAGCTAGACTTGTTGAAACCAAACAAATGGCAGAAGAAGCAGCAAAAGTTGCTCCTAAACAGCAAGAATTGCTTAGAATTACACCACAACGAACTGAACAAGCAGATCCTAAAGCAGAGTCTTGGGGAGCTAAAAACAGATGGTTTGGTACTGATACTGCAATGACTTATACTGCATTTGATCTACATAGAAAACTAACGGACGAAGAAGGATTTGATCCTTCTAGCGACGAATATTATGCAGAAATTGATAAAAGAATAAGACTTGAATTTCCGCAGAAATTTGATATAACTAATGTTAATTCGACCAAACCTACACAGATAGTAGCTTCAGCGAGGCGAAGTGTAAACAATTCTGGTCGCAAAACTGTGAGACTCACACCTTCTCAAGTTGCTATCGCTAAAAAATTAGGAGTGCCATTAGAAGAGTATGCGAAACAATTAAAAATCACGAAGGAGGTATAAGCATATGGAACAAGATAAAAATATAAAAGCTTCTCGTGCGAGTCAGGTAAGGTCAAAAGACACAAGACCAAAAACTTGGACTCCACCATCATCTTTAGATGCACCACCTGCGCCAGACGGATTTAGGCACAGATGGATAAGAGCCGAGGTAGTCGGATTTGATGATACTAAGAATATGTCAGGTAAAATAAGATCTGGCTGGGAATTAGTAAGAGCAGACGAATACCCTGAAGCAAACTATCCATCAGTTAAAGACGGAAAATACGCGGGAGTCATCGGAGTTGGCGGCCTTTTGTTGGCAAGGATACCAGAAGAGATCGCAAAATCTAGGGAAGAGTTTTTTAGAAAACAAACTCAAGCTCGAGATGAAGCAATTAATAACGATCTTATGAAGGAACAACACTCCAGTATGCCTATTAATGCTGAGAGACAAAGTCGTGTAACTTTTGGTGGTACAAAGAAATAATTTCTTTACAACATCAATTACGCGGTAACATATAAACTAAACTAAGGAGAAAAAATATGGCTAACCAAGACGCAGCTTTCGGATTGAGAGCGATTGGAAAAGTTGGTCAGAATAAAGATAACCAAGGTTTAAGTGAATATAATATCGCAGCAAGTTCTGCAGCAATCTACCAAAATGATGCTGTTCAGTTTCAAACAACTGGATACATTAGAGTAGGTGTAGCAAACGTGCCTTTATTAGGAACACTTAACGGTATATTTTATACTGACGCATCAACAAGTAAACCCACGTGGGCAAATCACTTAGCAGCAGCAAACACTGCTACTGATATTGTTGGCTTTGTTGCCGATGACCCATATGAAAGATTCGAAGCGCAAGCAGATTCAACATTAGCAATTGCTAATATTGGAACAAACGCTGATATTAGTTTCAAAGCTGGTGTAACACCCAACTATGTTTCTAAATCAGAAGTTTTGACTAGTGCAACAACAGCTAGTACTGCACAATTCAGAATCTTGGGAGTTGCTAAAGATATTGAAAACAGCGAAAAACTAAATGCTACAACATATGCAGCAAATGTTAACGTTGTTGGAATTATCAACGAGCACTTCTTAAAACAAACAGCTGGAATATAAGGAGATAAATTATGGCTATATCACGAGGACAACTAGTTAAAGAACTAGAGCCAGGTTTGAATGCTTTATTCGGCTTGGAATATAAAAGATACGAAAATCAGCACGCGCAAATTTTCGACAGCGAAAATTCAGACAGAGCTTTTGAAGAAGAAGTAATGTTATCTGGATTTGCAAATGCACAGACAAAACCAGAAGGTTCTGCTGTAACATTTGACAACGCTCAAGAAACTTTCACTGCTAGATACACGCACGAGACAATTGCTCTTGCATTTTCAATCACTGAAGAAGCGATTGAAGATAACTTGTATGATAGATTAGCTTCTAGATATACAAAAGCATTAGCAAGATCTATGGCAAACACCAAACAAGTAAAAGCTGCAAACGTATTAAATAATGCGTTTGACGATGCTTTTGATGGTGGAGACGGAGTTGCATTATTATCTGATGCACATCCAACTATTGCTGGTACATTCAGAAATGAATTATTAACGCCTGCAGATTTAAACGAAACTTCATTAGAACAGTCGATTATTGATATCGCTGCTTTCACTGATGAAAGAGGTTTAAAAATTGCTGCAAGAGCTGTTAAAATGATAATTCCTTCTGAGTTACAATTTACTGCTGAGAGACTGATGAAGACTCAAGGTAGAGTTGGAACAGCTGACAATGATATCAACGCAATCGTTTCTATGGGAATGATTCCACAAGGTTATGTGGTTAATAATTTCTTAACTGATTCTGATGCGTTCTTTATCAAAACTGACGTACCTAATGGTATGAAAATGTTTGTTAGAGCTCCAATCAAAACAGCTATGGAAGGTGACTTCGATACTGGAAACGTAAGATACAAAGCTAGAGAAAGATACAGCTTCGGCTGGTCTGACCCTAGAGGTATGTTCGGTTCTCCAGGTGCGTAATCATTTGATTAACTAAAAATAAATTAGGGCGATCCTTGTGGTCGCCCTTTTTTTATGGTAGAAAGAAAAACTCATATGAACACCTTTATTGTACAAATCAGATCCAGAGGATATTACACAAAGTTTAAAATAACTTGTGAAGATAACGATGAGGCATTTAATAATGCAATAGTTGACAAAGTAGGACAATCTGATATAGTATGGGAAGAATCAAGTTTTTACAATAAACGTAAAACTTGGATAACCTATGAGGAGGTTAATGATGCAAACACACGTTCAATCCCTTTACAAACAGAAGAGGGGCTTAGAACTACAGTGGGAGCAGCACTATAACGACGAGGGTAGATATACTCTCGATATGGTTAGGATTGATAACAAAATTAGAGAAGTTATTAATCATATTAAGATGGTAGAAGCTAAAGAAGCTAATCATGTTAGTAAAATAGAAGATGCTGCACCTCAAGTTTCAGTAGCTACTTAATAGAAACGCTACTAAATCGCTGGAAACGTCAACTCCACTACAAACTCTCTTGCACTCTACTCAAAATTACTATATATTTTAGCCACTATACATTAATAACAAAAAGTAAATATAGACGCGTATAGTCGACAACCCTAGAGGACTATATTTACATATTCTAGGAGGAATATAATATGGCAAATACTACATTTTCGGGACCGATAAGAGCGGGAACGATTTCAAACACTACAGGCACAACACTTGGTGATAACGTTGCAAACGTTGGTCAAGTTGTAATGTCTCAATCAATTATGATTGATGCAGCAGT